GACAGAGAGGATGCCAAGTAAAATAATTTTAAGCTCCATCTGGCATATAACTGCCAGATGGAGTTATTTAATTAATAAGGGAATTTTTTGGTTCTTAAATTTAACCTTTTTAGGAGGTATAACACTATGCAAATTGATCCTCTTGTTCATGATTTTATTATAAATTCCTGTAGTGAACAGCTATACCTCCTATACATGAAAGCATTTGAGCTTATTGAAGAGTTTAAGTTTAATTACGATTATACTAAATACGTCAATATAATTACAGATGACAACATTGATAGTTTTAGTAAAATGGGAATTATAGATGATATCATACAATCTGATTTATCAGAAATAGCTAACTTTCACTACATCTACTTTAGTAATGAGGCTGATTTATATAGTAAAATTGAAGTTATAAATACTCTTAATACACTTAATCGCATTGAATACACTAAAGACATAGAAGCTGTAATTTATTCTTCACTAGAGCCTATAGATAAATGTTGCGCTATACTATCTATAGTTAGTGGTGAAGACATAGATTTTTACTATAGAGCTATAGATAGCGTTGATGAAGCTTTAATTAATGGAATAAAAAACTACTTAAAATACAAGATAAATGAAGAAGTAAGACCCATTGACTTTAACCATATACTTACGCTTAAAAAACTATATGAGTTTTATGGTGAAAATAAGACAGTTGCTCTTAGCCTTTATAAAAATAGCTACATAACTGAGTATATGACTATTAATGAAATTAAAAAACTTATACCATCTGACTATGAAAACTGGATAAGGGAGTGTCCGCTTCAAGACCAAGTTAGAGTAGCTCAAGAGATATTAACGCTACTAATGATTGGATATGATTCACATGAAGACCCACTACTATACTTTACAAAGAACTCATCTATCTTTATAGATGAAAAAGACTACCCTAACATATTTTTAAAAATATCTAATATGTACAAAGACTTCCTAATCTTTAAAGAACACAAGGACACAGAAAATGAAAAAGCTTGATTACTTTAAGTTAGCTATAGCTTACTCTAACATATATGAGTATAAAGACTGGTATATAAAGTGCTTTAATATTTTACTAAGAGATGACCTTGAAGACAATTGGAAGAAAAACCCAATTAGATTTGATATAGTTAAAAAGCCTGATGGCATCTACTTTGTAGATATTGTCCAAAATAACAATGAAAAGCCAGAATACACATTAATTAAAATAGAAGATGCTAAACCTAATGAACCTCTATTTAACTTTACAGACCCGATAGAGATAGAGGCTAATTTTTTAAAAAACGTAAAAACAAAAACTCAGACGCTAATAGGTAACGTAATTATTAACGCTGCTGCTATAGTGCCTTGTTTTGGTGATAAGATAGAGTTTATTAATGGATCTATAGTTACAAGTAGGCTTGAATCTATCATTGTACCTAAGATTAATAAACGCCCTAATGAGTTTGATGTAGAAAGACCTGGTGAAGTAAGCTTAAAATCATTTTTAGAGTTTGTAGATCGTATATCTTTTTTTACTAATATATCTAAAACAACAGTGCTACCAGCAACAGAAAAGTCTATTACTGTTTCTAAAGACTTTAAAAAGAAAAAAGAAGAGCTACTAAAAAAATACGAAGGTAAACTCAATGACCCAGTTGAAGTAGTTAAGTATGAAAAAGAGCTACTTGATATCCATAAGGAATATTTAAAGGATGACCCCACTTACGGGAAAATGCTATCTGGTAAAGTTTTAAATGTAGCAAGTAAAAAGATGTTTTTAAGCTTTGGAGATGAAAGAACATTTGAAAATAAAAAGGAAGCTAAACCTGTTTTAACATCTCTAGAAGAAGGATGGGATACTTCTGAGGATGTATATAAAAACTACATTAACTCACTTAGATCAGGGTCATATGCGCGTGGTGCTGAAACAGTTAAAGGTGGTGTAGCTGCTAAAGTTCTATTAAGAAGCATAGGTGGATTAAATATTCAAACAACTCCTTGTGATACTAAAAAAGGTATCATTAGAATCTTTAATGAAAAAGACTACACTAAGCTTGTTGATAGATATATCAAAATTAATAACCAATGGAAACACATAGAAAATCAAGATGAAGCAAAGCAATATATAGGTAAAGAAGTAGAAGTAAGGTCACCTATGTGGTGTACAGCAGAAAATAACTCCATATGTTACGCTTGTCTAGCAGGGCGTTATAAAGAAGATGTCAATGGTATCACTACACTTGCTCTTGAAATTAGTAACACCATCTTATACATGTTTATGAAGCTTATGCATGGTGTTGCATTAGATACAGTTAATATAGAGTTAGAGGACATGTTAACGTAATCACACCCTCTGCGCTATAGTAAGCGCAGAGGGTGCAATTATCAAGTTAGATGTTGACATCCTCTCCGTCCTAAAGAACGGAGAGTCCTGTTAGTCGCCTAACAGGTTTCCTGCTTCACAGAGGAGCTTAACGCAAGAACTCTCCACAGGCTGTCACCGGCTGCCCTACCGGCGTAAATTTGATTGGGTTTTACCGATTGTTCTATTGGTCATAGTATTCTATTACGCTTTTATCCTTCCCTGAAGGGGGAGGCTTTTAGCTATCATAAATGGTAGAACCCCATAACCTTTTGTTTATCTTCTTCACTAAACCCTTCAGTGAAAAATCTATCAAGGTTAATATTTCTTAAAAATTTAGAGTTAGGACCTTCATCACAGGTCTCTAAAGCAAGTTGTATAAGACGTGTAAATTTAATATAAGAAACGTTACCTAATGACCACTGAGGAACACCTCTATAGACTTTTGTTTCATGAAAGTGCTCATTTCTATACTGTTTAACGATGCTTAGGAATTTACTCCATGCAGCGTTAAACGCTTCTTGTGTAGTATTATTTTTAAAGATAGATTCCATTAAGCGGTATAGATATTCTGTCTGTTTAGCAGCCTCTTCCATAGTAGTAGGCTTATTAGGTCTCATAGCTTCAAGATAAGGTTGCATCAGCTCTTCAACGCTAAGTTCAGCCATTTTAGCCACCATAGATTTAGAAGTTGATGACACAGGTTGCACTTCACTAATAGAAGACTTTTGCTCTTTATTAGTGTTAAGTGTAACCTCCTTAGAATTTTGAGTTTCATTAGTAGAAACTTCTTGCTCTTTATTAGTAGAGGCTATAGCCTCCTTTTGACTATCTTCTTGAATACTTTTCGTGTATAACTTTCATTATCTTGATTAGAAGAGGTACTAGGGATAACTTCTTTATTATCTTCTTTAGAAGAATTAGCAAAAACGTTGACTTTTTTCATAGGTTTTTCCTTTTTAAAAGAGTTAGTTTAGGATGAAATTTTTCTCAAAACTTCTTAGGCTTTTTTCATTACCTATATTAAAGATAGGTAATTTATACCTAGAAGCAACTTTAATTAAAAAAGAAGCTTTACCTGTCTTAGAGCTACATTCAGAAGAGCTAATAGCTCCATCTTCAGACCATGTTAAGAGGAAAAACATGGTGCTATTTAATCTATCGCCTAGAATCATACGTACATTTCTAGCAAGCATTGCTTTTATAACATCAGGAATTTTATCCCAAGCTGGGAAGTTTTCCTGTGCTATCTTTTTGTGTATATCGTGGTTGTAATAATGTTTAGATTCAATCTCATTAAAATTCTTCCATGGAGTATAAAATTCAATATTTGACCCAAGTGTCTTTAATTGGTCATATAGGTTTTTATCATCAGCGTTAATGCGTATAGTGTATCCTCTTGCAAGTAGTTGATGTATATATTTAACTAATTGATTTTTTACTTCTACTGGAAAATCTTTATCAATATAGACAGCTATAGGTATATAGGGTGTTTGTCTAATATCTTTTTTAGAGTATTTAGTTGATTTATCACTTTTTTCCTTTTGAGGCTTAACTACATCAGATATATCTTCATCTTCAAATTCATCAAACATGTTCTTTCTCGATTAAGAAGTGATGACAACACCATTTAAGTAAACCCTAACAGAAGCGTCAGAGACTTTTAAAAATAGTTTTTCTGGTTGATTAACTAAAAGCTTATCTATGCAAATTGTCTGCTGTGGAGCAACACTAGTAGTAAAAATTAAGTCATCATTAGTAGGAGTTGTGTTTGATGAAATATAGATACTGATATTAGAAGAAGTTGTATTGGGATTATAAATATTTAAGTAACAAGAAGTAGAAGATGTATTTGGTAGTGTCGCTTGATAGACTTGATAAGGTGTTGCATTAGGTACATATGTAGCGCTTGCTAATTGACCAGCTTTACCAACATGAACGTTGGTTTCTTCTATACCACTTAAGCGTGCGTTAACACCAGCAGCGTTAGCCTCAATGTAAATGTGTTCATTTTTACCAACAAATATCCCTGAGATATTTACTTGATTATCAACAGAAGAAAGAAGTAGATCATGTAAAATATAGTCATCAGGCGTTAATGCTGAATAAGCTTTATTTGTAACTGCAATTTTTAAAGTAACGTTTGAGGTTGATGTATTAAATAAGTCAATATCAACAAGCGCGTGAGACTTATCAGCTGGGCAAGTGTATAGCGTTATGTGTCCGTTTGCTGGTACAGACATTTTTGAAGAAACAGTATTAATTGCCATTTCACTTTCCTTTCACGAGAGTTTTTATAACAAACTTATTGGCTATGTTTGTAACCAGAAGATTTCTATTGTTAAATTCAAAGTTAAAAAGTATAGTCATTGTACTAGAAACCACATCTATGTAGCAAATGAGATTAACTCTTTTAATATCTTTTTCTATCTCTTTAAGCGTTAAATAATCAGGTAAATCTTTTCCTACAATAAGCTTAAGTTTCTGTAGCATTATGTTGTCATTAGGGTAAGCTTTTTTAATTATTTCATTTACCTCTTTATCAAACTCAATAATAGAATCTTTATTTGTAAGTATAAGTTTATTTTTGTTATAAAACCTATCTGTAACATCTATGGTAAATTTATCATTAGAGTTAGTTGAATCAATATAGCAGATATTGTCAAACATTTCAGATATGTTCATGATTAAAGGAGCATAATGAGCTACATCATAAACAAATGGTGTGTTGTCTCTAACTAGGTTAAAAGATGCTTTATTCTTATTTTGCACAAGTAGGAATCTCGTCTCTATTTCATGAAATAGCTTTAAGTATATTGGGTTTTTAAACTTACTAATCTTAATATTACAAGGTTGATGGTTAAACCTAGGGATAGACCTATGGTGTGCTTTAATTTTGTTAATAACCTCTGGCACATAACCAATATTTACACCAAAGATGCTTTCAGTTGTTTTTGTCCCAATATTTTCATCTTCTTTATCTGCGTTATATAAGAAGCAATAAGTTCTATCATCTATGTTGTTACTAGAGAAAAATAGGTCCTTAAAGTTATATATGATGTCTTTAAACTCATAGCTATTTTTATATTGAGTAAAAGGAGATACTTTATTGTAGATAGTTACTATACTGCCTCTTTCATAACCATCATCTTTTAATAAGTAAGAAGCGTTAGAAGCTATATTTGAAAATAGGTCTGAGTAGTCATTTCCTACATGGTCGTCATGACCTTTAATCCATTTAGCTTGAAAAGTGCCTCCTTTTTCTTTAAATTTTGTAATTTCTTCTATAATAGTTAACCATATCTCTTTGTGGATAATTTCTTTACCATCAATTCTTTTCCAATTGTTAGATATCCAGTTGTTAATATCTGAATTAATAGAGTTAGATACATAAGAGCTATCTGTATAAATAAGAAGGTTATTGATACGATCATCCTTATTAGCTAATTCTAGTACTTTTTTAAATGCTAATAGCTCAGCGTGATTATTAGTAAAATTATCACCTATGATAGCTTCAGCTATCTCATAGACATCTATTACGTTGACTGCTTTACCTTTTTCTACCTCTAACCCAATTTGCGTGTATTTAAACTTACTATTTACAGGGTGTTTAATAGGTGTTTTTCTCTCTTTATTATCATGTGTATAAGCATATACCCCATAGCCGCTATAACCAGGGTTAGGTTTACATGAACCATCGCAATAAGCTACCATTGATACTTTTTCTAAAGGCATAATCAACCCATAGAAGAATTAAATACTCATACCATGAGGTTTAATTTAAATTAAAACTATCCTTAGGAATTGAGTGGTTAGTAAGAGGTTAAAAAAATGTCAGAGGGAAATATCTTTTTAAAACCGATTAGCTGGTATAAAAGAAACATACACCCTATTAATAACTATGTAGATATGATGAGTTTTTATTATAGTAAAATGAAAAATTGCTCTTATGAAGAGGCTAAAGAGTACATTAAAAAAGTGGTTAAAAATAACTACAAAGGCAAAAGGGTTATCTACTTTGAAAGACAAGAAAACCAAGATAGAGAAGTTAGACAAAATTCTTTATTAAACTATATTAACACCATAATTACAGGCAATAAAATACTTGTACCATCTTTTACCTCTTACTTAAGTAAAGATGAAAAAGTCTCCCTTATTGCTAAATATACAGAAAATAACGTCATTAAAAGAGCTAAATCTAAAAAGTTAGCTCAAGAAGCTAAAATGAAGAAAGATGAGATAACCTACATAAACAAAAACAATGAACAAAACAACATGAAGATATACAATAACTCCCTATCTGGGTCATTTACCCAAGAAAGCTGCATGTTATATAATAAAACAGCACATAGTACATTAACTACTATTACCAGAACAACATCATCTATAGCTAATGCAAACAATGAGCGCTTTATAGCAGGTAACCGCTATTACGATAGTGCTGTTACTGTGTTAAATAATTGTATATTTCTTGCTAGATATACTAATGAAGAACTAGTTGAAAAAGTATTAACTAAATATAACCTATATAGACCAACAGTAGAAGATTGTGTTAAGGTGTTAAGATATAGCTCTGACCTATATTGGAAAGATACTACTAGTTATGAAAGTAAAATTATACCATTTTTAAAGACACTGTCTGACGCTCAAAGAGCTACAATTTGTTACTCAGGTGACTTTTACCACATAAGGGAGTTTAATCCAGAGTTTGTCCTTAATTTTTTACAAGATATAAGTCAAAGGGTAGAAGCAAAAGAGCCTATACCTGATGTTGCTGATAAACTCTATAAGCTTGATGAAAACCTTTTAAACTACACAACACAATTGTTTTTCTATGAGTTTAAAGGATTAGGTAAAAAATATGAAGAGATTAAGGATCAAAAGTTAGTAAGCTCCTTATATCTAACAAGTCTAAGGGTTATAGAAAGACTAAAAAGCTATAAAGATTTTATTGATGCGTTTTTAATTAATGAATGTATGCCTAATAATAACAACAAAATTAGATAATGAGAAGAAGAGCTGTTGTACTAAGTGACACAGATTCAACTTGCTTTAGTGTTGATAACTGGGTAAAATGGATTAATAACGGTGAAGTTAAGTTTGATCAAAGGTCAATAAGTATAGCTGCTTCTGTAGCTTATATATGCACACAACTTATACCACATTGGTTAGCTATGTTTTCTGCTAACATGAATGTAGCTAAGGAAGACCTATTTTTGATATCTATGAAAAATGAGTTCTTATGGTTCTTACATGATCCAGCTGAGGTAAGTAAACACTACTGTGCATTAACTGTAATGCAAGAAGGCAATATTTTCCATGAACCTGAACTAGAGATTAAAGGAGTTCATTTTATAAATAGTGCTATTACCCCAGAAATTACAAGTGGGTTTAAGGAATTTGCTAAAAATAACTTCTTACAACTTATAGAAAAAGGTTCACTAAGTGCAATAGATATAATAAAAAAATGCATAGATGTTGAAAATAGTATTAAAAACGCCATACTTGTTAATAACGAAATGACCTATTTTAAGAAAAGTAGGATACTAGAAAAAGAAGCTTATGCACTAGAAGAAGATAAGTCTCCTTACCAAAGACACACATTTTGGAACATGATATTTTCGCATAAATACGGGACACTAGCAGAACCTCCTTATGATGTTATTAAGATTCCTACTAAGGTTAATACTAAGACAGACTTTATTAACTGGATAAATAGTATAAAAGATGAACAAATTAAAAATAAACTACTTAACTACGCTAAAGAGACAGGTAAATTTAAGCTTGAGACATTTTACATTAACGCTGATTATGTTAAATCTAATTCTATACCAGAAGAGATTAAACCCATTATAGATATAGATAGAATCATTTTGGAGCTAACAACTCCATATAGGTTATACCTTGAAACTCTAGGATTTTTACTTGATGGCAATAAGTTAATTATGGATCATTTTAACGTGTGAGTATAACATCCTCTGTGGGCTAATCCACAGAGGATGCTTTAAATAACAAGAAAGTTTTGTTTTGTAATCTATTGATTATTCAATCTTGTGTTTGTCTTTTAAGTGAAACAGGAGCTAATATGGGTATTACTAATCTTAACACACAAGCTATTAATAACGACATCGCTTCAGGTGAAATTAATACAAATGTAACTGTAGCTAACCACCCAACTACAAATAAGGAAGCAGCTACACTTGGTTATTTAAACCAAAAAGCTAGTCAATATCTACCTATTGCTAATCCAGTAATGACTGGACCTTTGCAATTGACTTATACACCAACATCAGATAATCACATTGTTAATAAACAATTTGTGTTAGATTCTAACGCACAAAGAACTAATTCAAGTCAAGCTTATTTTAATAATAAAATACAAGATTATCTACCTAAAAGTGGTGGAACGATTACTGGTGATTTAATTTTATCAGGTAATCCTGTTAATGATTTTGATTTAGCTACATATGGTTACTTGCAAAATAAAATAGCAAGTATGACTGGTGGTAATATTGCAGATGGGGTTAAAACTGGAACGATTGTACAAGTACCTGCTGATTATCAATATAACAATTCAGATTATCTTTTATGTAACGGAGCAGCTGTATCTAAGACAACTTATAGTGCTTTATATAGTGTTATTGGGGATGCATTTACACCATCTGGTACAGGTGCTGGTATCCCATGGCAATGTCAATATGGTTTTAACCCATCTACACAGAATGATA